GTAAATGCGTTTTGACAAGAATCGAATTGAGTACCGTCCATGTACCCACCTATGGCGGATTTTGGAACGGTGCCCATAGCGGTTCTGACCTTTTCTATGAGTTCGACTTGCGTAAGTCTATTGTTGAATACTGCATTGGGTTTCAACGACCTGGCAAACCTTCTACTCATTATACGCATTAAAGTGTGAAATAACGCTACCACAGTTGGGTCCCAAGCAGAAATACCTTGTCCGGCTTTGCTAGCGTCGGTATCGTGAGACCTCGAAACTTTAAAGATTTCTTTCATGAAGAAATTAATTCTTTTATGATCGAAGGTAGCAAAATCACGCACTCTTTCAGGGTAATGTTTCTTTATCGCGTCAGTTAGTGCTTCGTTTAAAACTTGAGACTCCTCGCATGAATCTTCACTGATTCTTTTCATATATTTATGTGCGAAATTGTCCGAAATTTTTCGAGCTAGTGCTTTGGAATCTGCTGTTAGTTTGATACCCTTGGACGAAACGTATCTAGTATGGGCAGTGCGCAGTTCTTGTGCGGGACAGCTGGCAAGAAAGTCAATGCCTTGAGAATGCATGTATCTGTGCCTAGATATTTCGTCTTGCAATGGTCTCTTAGACTTGTTGAGAGGTTGAATAAGATTTGGTATGTTTACAGAAGCTCTGCTTCGTATCATTTTTGTTGTTAGGTTAGAGATATTTACCGGTGTTAGTGACCCGTACTCTTCAGCGGGGCCTTGGAGATTAGACCGGACGTCAACTATGTCCTCTATAAGTTTGAACCCGTCGTAAGGCCTTATCCCTGTGGACTCGGCAAAGAAACTCCTTTCGTCCGGGACGGAGACCTCTTGATAGGATTCGTCGGCAGGTTTGATATAGTGAGTGGTTAGATCCAGATAAGACTGGGGTACAGGATTGAAGACACCGGGGTTGGGTACTAGTGTTAGACCACCTGCTAAATTACGATACCACTCAGCAATTTTCCGAGCTCTTTTGGTGGTTGTATCATAACTGGGATGTTGCGGTAAGAAGGCGTGGGCGTGAAAATCTTTGATAACAATATTTAATGTGAAACTTGGGGTGGATGTGTCAGTAGGTGTATATAGGGAGGCGTTAAGATCAGGAAGTGCATGGTGGATTCTAATAGCACAATCCAGAGTGTCACAAATCTTCTGATAGTCTTCATCGACAGCAGGGACGTTGTACTGCTTGTCGTCATCTTTAAGATTCTTTAAGATGGTGTCAAACAGGGGGCCAACTC